GGGTATTTTCACATGAAATTATATCACTTTCAAAAATTTCCCAAACAATTTTCGCAAAAACTATTGACATTTACGCAAACTTGTTGTTTTGTCAATCGTTTTTTAATAGTTTTTATGAAAAATTATAATTTTTTTTAATTTCAAGTTGATTTTAAGGTTTTTGACGGGGTAAAGTCAAGTAAAAACAATAAATCAATGTAAATATCGTAAGGCAAAAAAGCCGCGGCGGATACAACGCGGCGAAGTAGTGTGTTTTTTATGTTATGCGGCGTTTTTATTTTTGATAAACTTTACGCGATAGCCCGTGTCGGGTGTTGCCGTCTTTAATAGTTCGAGTAATTCGGCGCGTTTTTGAAGTGGCGTTATCCACGACCGCCGCCCGTTTTTATCCCGTAAAGACGAGTGCGGGCAATTATTATATCGAACGAGCCACGACTGCATTTTGTCGCGTAGTTCGTCAAACGTCTTAAATTGTAAATGATTATAAAAATTTTCTTGATCGGTTCGGTGCGAACGTTCGACCTTGCCGTTGTGGCGTGGCGTGTAAACTCGTATCAATTTGTGTTTAATTTTTAGTTTGTTTAATAGAATATCAACGGCGTGGACTTTGCCTTCGCCCGTTCCTTTCGGGTTTGTAAATTCCGTGCCGTTGTCCGTTTGAATAATCGCGGGCAAATATCCGAAGTAAATTATAGCGCGTTTTATAAAATCGACGGTCGAGTATCCGCTTTTTTCTTTGTATGGATAGATAAACCGCTCCCGCGTCGCCTCGTCTATCATTGTATATTGATAGAAACGTTCTTTTCGACATTCGCCGCAATTACATTCGAGCGGAACGTATTTTACGTCCATTTGCATTTTAACGCCGAGCATTTCGGGCGTGTCGTAGTGTTGCGCCACATACGGGTTAATTTCTTTTACGGGGCGTATTTTGTGTTTCATTAAAAACCGATAAAACCCGCCGTACGTCCGATTGTAGCCGTATTCTGTGCGGAGTATGCCCAACGCCTCGGCGTAACTAATATCGGGGTGTGATTTGAATACTTCGGCAATTTGTGCCGTTTCTTCGGGTGTGTGTGCGTTCGGGTGTGGAGTATGCGGGCGGCTTGATTTGTTTTGTAAACTTTCTTCCGAGCCGTCGTATGCCCGCCGCCACCGATAAAGACTTTGTATCGTGCATTTTGTACGCTTTGCGACTAAAAATATATCGACTTTATCAACAAGCCACATTTTCAACGCTTTTTCTTTTTCGTGCGCCGTGTATTTTATTCCCTTCATTTTTTACCTCCTTACATAGTTAAAGCGGGCTACCGTTCGGCAACCCGCTTTTTGCGCCTTTCTTACTTGTTTTTGTCTTTCAAAACGCCCGCCGCCCAACGTAAGAATTGTGCTTTGTTCATACCGCTATTTTTGATTATTGCGTCAATTTCCGCCGCCTCGTCGGGTTTTAACCACGTTGTCCATTTTATGGAGTCGTTTTTGTGTGTTTCCCGATAGCGTTTATCGGCGGCTTTTTGTGCCTCACTTCGTGCCATAATATACCTCCGTTAAAACAAGTCATTTTCGGCGACAAACATTTTTAAGTCATCGAAAGTAGGGCAATCGGCTTTTGTAATTTTTGCCGATACGGTTACGTTGTTTTTATCGGTCGATACCGTCCACGTTTTGGACTGTTCCGTTACCTTGTAAATTTTTCCGTTTTTTTCGATAGTCATATAAAACTCCTTTCGGGCGGTTTTGCCGCCGCCCGACGGCTTATTTTTATAAAATTTTAATTGTTTCCGCGTCGCCTTTGAACTGCGCCGCCTTAATAACTTTTATTAGCCCCGCCCGTTCGAGCGCGTTGATACTTTCCGTTTTTGCAAATACAATAATTATTTGTTCGTTGACGGCGGCGTAATATGCTTTTTCCATACGCGCCCACTCGTTCGGACTTTTAGTTTTCCATATTTCCGAGTTATTCCACGCGCCATTACAGCGCGACGCGGTCGTGAAAGTATTTTGCTTGTTTGCTTCGCAATTATTAAAAAAGTCGGTATAATCTTTATACTCTCTTAATATTGCGATTGTCTTTTTTGCTTTTTCTAAAATTTCCGCTTGCGTTTTGCTAATTTTCATTTTTTTGATCTCCCTTGTAATTGACAAATTTGTTTTTATCGTTTATAATAGGTCTTACGAGGGGCGGTTGCCCGCCCGCTCAGCCTATCGCCGTTTTATTCGGCTTTGGTGTTTGCCTTGCTTGCCTTCGGCTTTTTAAGGGTTATCGTAACTTTGACTCTTTCGACGGTGTCGTTACTTTCAACCGCTTTTGCCAAGTCTTGCAAGGCTTTTGCTATGTTTTTCATATCCGCTACCTCCTTTTTAGATTTTCAAAGGTTTTTGTTTCCCTCAACCTTTGTGATTATATTATATCATATCCCCCGTGATATGTCAACACTTTTTAGCGCATTTTCTAAAAAAAATTTTTAATTTTTTGAGAAAAAAACGCCTTCCGTGCGGAGGGCGTTTTTCGTTGTGTCGATATAAATTTTAATATTATAATAGCCGCGTTATTGACTTCGCCGCAAAATTTTAGTATAATAAATCTGCTAAAACCATTACACTTCATACTTGCGGGTCGGTCAACAACGCGACTATACGGATTACGGCGAGCCTTTTTATCGGTACACCGAAAAACCGTACCTACATTATATATCGAATGACCGAGAAAGTCAAGACTTCTTGAAGTGTAAACGTAAATTTTTCGCTTTAAGGAGTCTTTTTATTTATGACGATAGCCGAAAGGATTTTCTATCTTTTAGAAAGACGCGGCAAGCGGTCAAGTGACCTTGCTCGCGCGTTAGGTGTGCGACAAACGACGGTGTCGGAGTGGAAAACGGGAAAGCGCGAGCCGTCGGCGACACAATACGCAAAACTTGCCGAATATTTCGACGTGTCGCTCGACTACCTTATAACGGGGCGCGAGCCGCGCGACGCACCCGTGCAACAAATAATCGGCAATAACAACTCAAACAATAACGTTTCAACCTATTCGGGCAACGCGGCGGGCGGACTTTCCGATTACGAGCGGGAATTGCTGAAAGTGTGCGTGAGTTTTGATATACGCCGCAAAACCGCGCTTTTAACTTATGCGTATAATCTCGAAAAAGAAATGAAAGAAAACAAGGAGTCTTAATTATGAAATGGTTTTACAATCTTAAAAGGGTTATAAGGGTTATTATCGCCGTTGCTTCGTGGTTGCCATTGTTTATTTTTGCGGGCGTTATAGGCGGAACGTCGGGCGATAACGCCAACGTCGAAACGTGGCAAGCATTGATAATTTGCGTATTGCTTGCCGTCGGTATCGCGTTTACCGTGTTTGCCGTCAAAGCACGGCGCAAGGAAACGCAGGCGGAGCGCGACGCAAAACGCGCCGAAAGAGCCGCCGCCGACGCAAAACGCATTGCCGACGAACGGGAAAGGCGCGCGGCGTCTGTTGTTACTATGCCCGACTCGGTTATAAATTCGCCCGTCGTTAAAATTGATTTCCCGATTTATACAAAGGCGGTCGGCGTAACCTATGACAACTGCCAAAAGCACATACAAGAAAGCAATATCGGCGACGCGGTTTTGATAAAACACAAACCGACGGAGGAATACCCCGAAAGTACGGATATTGTAAACGCGCGGACGCGTAAGCGCGTCGGGCGGCTTAAATCCGATCTTGCGTGGGAATTTTTAGGCGAGTTCGACGAGCGGTTTACGCTTGACGGCGAAATTGCCGATATAACGGGCGGGAACGACGGACAAAATTACGGTTGCAATATAAAAATAGTCGGCGAGCATTACGACGAATAGCCGCCGCAAGCAAAGAAAAACGCCCCGATAAGGGCGTTTTTTTGATTGTCAATTAAAATGTTTTTCGCCGAGTCGGGTTGCCCAACCTTCAAACCATATTTGATCGTAGGGCGGTAGGGTGTGTCCAAGTCCTTTTTGTATCTTGTATTCGCGATACCAATATCGAACACAAGAGGGAATACTTACAAGAAACGGCATAAACACGCCGAGCATAATATTTTGTAAACCGTGTCCGCTTTCGTGTTGCAAGATATGTAAAGACGGGGTTTTGTTGACGACGAAAAACGCGCCGAGTTCAAAGCCGCCCCAACCGCTCCCGACTTCAAAATAAATCAAATAATGAAATCGTTTCGGTTTATGCCCCGTTACAAGCAAGGCAAGGGCAACAACGCCGCCGCAAAGCGTCATAAGCGCGCCCCACGTTAGCGACAAAAGCCAAAACATAATTGCTTTAACCGTTTTCATTTTGTACCTCCAAAGGCTTATTTTTCAAGTCGTAAAGCGTTGCCTCGATTTGCGACTTTATCCACGTTTCGACGTCGCCGAAGTTGTCGTTTATAAATTTTTCGACGTCCGCCGACAACTGCATACGCGCCGCCGCGATTGCAAGTTTTAATGCCTCCTCTTGCGCGTCTTTCGTCCAAGCGTCCGTACCTTTGATAGACTCGACGTACGTTTGATATGTTGCCTTTACGGCATTTGAAACAACGTTCGTTGCGCCTTGTAAAAGATTGCGCGCTTTTTCGTTTTTGATTTTGGTATTGATAAGGCTTTTAACCTTTGCCAAAACCCACGCGCCGAGCGTGGCGAGTAGGGCGGAAACGATTTTGATTATAATACTTTGCCAATCCATAAGTTTTTTAATCCTCCGTTTTGTTTTCGTTGTCGGGGTGGGGCGGAAGTTCGGGCAATGAGATCAAGTCGTTGTATAAGTCCGTGATAACGCCGTTACCGCCGAGCAAGTGATACGACTCATACTCCCGACGCAACGCGTCTTTCGCATAAATAGGGCAAAAGCCACGCTCGGTGTATTTTTCGTGTTGACGGATTATTTCGGCGCGCAAAAGACTTTGCAAGCCGTTTTGTATCGCCGCGTTTTTTGTTTTATTGTTTCTAAAATTACCGACGACGGACGTTATAATAACGCCAACGGTCGTACTTATAAACGCGGTTAAGATCGTTGCCCAAACGTTCATTTTACACCTCTACAAACCACTCGTCGCGGAGCGACGCGCCGTTGTTGTCGGCGATTTCCTCTTTTGACTTGCCGTCAAGGTCGTTGACCCAAATTTCGCAAGCGTCGTCAATTTCGCGTTGAGTGAGTATCCCCGCCGCCTTGTCCGCGTTTGCCGTTTCGAGCCATTTGTCTTTGCTGAATACTTTTTGTTTTGCGTTTGCCATTTTTGAGATTACCTCCGTTTTGTTTACTGTAATTACTTACAATCTTTTTAAGTTTGTTTTTCGGCGCGTACGGGTAAATGTTCTTTTTATAGAAGTTTCGCCCGTTGATATGCGATAGCCACCCGATAAGGGATAAAAGGCTCATTGCTTGCCGCGGGGTAGTGTAGCCCGTTTTACTAACTTTGCGCACTCGACGACATAGCCGAAAAAATATTCGTTTGCGAAGTATGGTTTTGTTTTTATAAAACCGATACCCGACAAAATCAATCGGGCGCGAGTTGAGTTTCCAAACTTGCCAATTACCTTTTATCTTTAATCCGATACCGTGCAAGTAGTTGTCAATCGCCGCAACCGCTTTGTGTAACTTTCGCTTGTTAGAGTCTATCAAAACCATATCGTCAACGTATCGGACGTAGTATTTGACGTGCAATACTTCTTTGATATAGTGGTCTAAACCTTCCAAGTAAAAATTTGAAAACCATTGCGACGTATAATATCCGATCGGTAGATGATCGCCGCCGTTTTCGAGGACTTGACCGATAAGGCGTAAAACCTTTTCGTCTTTGATTTTCCTTTTAAGCATTTCGAGCAATATCGGCGGGCGGACGCTGTCGAAAAACTTTGATACGTCAAGTTTTGCGCAATAACGCATTTTAACGTCGCGTATCGCTGTTTCGACGTAAGCCTTCGCGTCAATGCCGCCGCGGTTAGGTATGCTCCCGCAACAATAGCGGTACATACCGCGCGTTATTACGGGGTTTAATGCCGTAATAATAAGCCAATGTACGATTTGATCGGGGTAAAATTTCGGTACTGTGATTTGTCGTGTTTTACAACAAGAATTGTCGTAAATTTCGATATGTTCACTCGGCGAAAGTTTTATCGTTTCGGTTTCGAGCATTGCTTTGATTTTTCGTGCGTAACCGTCAATATCACTCAATATCGCTTTGACGTAGAGTCGGTCGGTTTTGCCTTTTGCGGCGTTTCGGATTGCCGTTTTGATAAAATCGACGTCGCACATTTTCTCGTACAAATAACCGACTCTTTTCATAGAATATCCTTTAATCTTCTTGCGGTCTTTCAATGACTTACTAAACCGCCCTCTTTGTGAAGTGTTTTTTGCCGAGGGGCAAGGATTATGCGCGCTCTAAATAAATATCAAGATTAAATGCGACCCCCGATGTTCGAGTTCGTGTTCGACGGATCGTAATTACCGTTCCAATTCCACAAGCCCGCGTTCGTCGTGTTGTTCCAATTCCCACCAACGGCAAGGACGGAGCCGTTGACGTTCGCGTCGGGGAGTGCGCGCAATACCCTTTATGTTTTTATTGTCGCTATTGAATAGACGCCAAGGGGGAGGTATCCCCCTTGACAATCCCTCTCTTAAAGAGGTTTATAGCAAAGGCGACCCCCGATGTTCGAGTACGCGTTCGACGGATCGCAACTACCGCTCCAATACCACAAGCCCGCGTCCGACGCGCTGCTCCAAA